GGTTCTATGAACATTGCAAATATTGCAATCCCCCCATACGTATATGACACAAAAAGTATAAAAATTGATTATATTGAACATAAAAGATATCAGATGAATGATATTTTTAAGTTGGAAAATAGAATCAAGAATCTTGAATACTATACTTCTCTTTCACTTTTAGAAAATAATACATCTACTCTGTTCATTTCTGATTCTAATGGGCAAAATAGATTTAAGTCTGGTTTCTTTATCGATAATTTTTCATCTGCAGGAACTCAAGACAACAAAATTGGAGTCAAAAATAGTGTAGATCTTTCTAATGGACAACTGAGACCATCTCATTATACAACTCAACTTTCCCTTGAAATTGGTTCAAGTTCAATTGTGGGACTTGCATCGACTAGTATTCAAAATCAAGATCAAAGATTTATTAGTGATATCATAGGATCAAATATAAGAAAAACTGGTAGCGTTTTAACTCTAGATTATCAAGATGTTCCTTGGTTAGAACAGCCATATGCGACAAGAGTAGAAAATGTAACTCCATTTTTAGTTCAATTATGGCAAGGAAATATTAAACTAGAACCAGACACTGATGTTTGGATCGATGTGAATCGTTTAGAACTTAGAGACGTTGAAATGGAAGGATCATTCCTTGGCGTAGCTGAGGCAATGAGAGCGGAAGTATCTTCAACAGCAGATGGTTCTAGACTTGGAATAAGTCCTATTATTTGGCAATCTTGGGAAACCACTGGAATAAGACAAGATATTAGATTAGATCTTGATTCTTCCTTGAATACTTCTTCATCTCAAAGTGTGTCCCTAGGTGCAAGAAATACAAAGACAACTAGCACAACTAGAGATACTGGAAAATTTCAAAATAATAGAGGAATACCAACAGAAACTATTAATACTGCTATTACAACACAAAATCAAACAACTACAGTAACTCAAACCACAAATCTAAGTGTGTCTGGATCTGTAAGTTTGACATCAAATCTTGATCAACAAAGAACTGGTGAGAGAAGAAGCGTAAGAGAACAGATAGACACAGAATCTCTTGGAGATAGAATTGTAAGTAGAAACATTATTTCATTCCAAAGATCCAGAAACATAGAATTTAATGCATCAAAACTAAAGCCAAATACACAAGTATATGCATTTTTTGATGATGTTGATGTAAATGAATATTGTGTTCCCAAATTACTAGAAGTTTCTATGCGTTCTGGAACCTTTATAGTTGGTGAAGATGTGGTTGGAGTTATGCCAACGTCACAAAGAACATCATCTATTGATAGAAGAAACACTGCATCTAATGCATCAATTAGATTTAGATTAGCAGTTTCTAATCATAAGTATGGACCTTACAATCAACCATCTGTCATCTATTCGAATAATCCATACGATAGAAACAACATTGTTCCTTCAAATTATTCATCTACTAGCACTATATTAAACGTAGATACCTTTAGTCTACAAAATGATACTCAACCACAGTATTCTGGAAACACAAGACCAGGAATGATACTAAGAGGTCTGACTAGTGGAGCACAGGCTGTTGTAACTAATAGTCGTTTGATTACAGACTATCAAGGTGTACTACTTGGTTCTTTCTTTGTGCCAAATGGCAGTGTCTCAGGAAATCCAATTTTTGAAACCGGAAGATCTGTTTTTAGATTAACAAGTAGCTCTTCAAATTCCAGAATATCTGGAGTAATTACAACAGTTGCCGAAGAAATTTTCTACTCTCAAGGAGATATTGATAATACACAAGAAGTAACACTTTCATTAAGAAATGCTAGGGTTAGGTTTGAAGATTTTTCTCAGACGAGAACTTTAACAACATCAACTTCTTCTTCAGATACTACCACATCTTCATCAACAACACAATTTTCTGTCACATCCACCAATTTAGTAAATGCCAGTACTTCTGTGCAGACTGGTTATCGTGATCCTTTAGCACAATCTTTTAATGTCAGTGATCCAACTGGAGTATTTGTTACTAAAGTAGATGTATTTTTCAGAACAAAAGATTCAACACTGCCTGTTTTATTCTATATCAGTGAAGTTAATCTTGGCGTTCCAACTAGAACTATTGTACCTTTTACTAACGTAACTGTTTATCCAGATCAAATCAAAACTTCTGATGATGCTTCTGCTCCAACCACAATTCAGTTTGAGTCTCCTGTTTACTTAGAACCTCAAAAAGAATATGCACTCGTTTTACTTTCCGACTCCACAGAATATACAGTTTGGATTTCTAGATTAGGTGAATTTGATATTCAAACAATTTCTAATCAGAGCACTCAAGTTTTAGTTTCAACACAACCTCTACTAGGATCACTCTTCAAATCACAAAATGCATCTACATGGGATCCAAGTCAGTATGAAGACCTTAAATTTAAACTTTATAGGGCAAATTTTGTTCCTAATGGATCGGCACTATTTTTCAATCCCACTTTACCAACAGATGTTTCTACTTTAACTTCAGATCCTTTTGATATCGATTCTAGAACTGTTAGAATTGGAATTGGAACAACTGTAAGAGACAGTGGATTATCTAATGGAAATACAATAATTCAAGCAGTTTCTGGAGCAACTGGTAATTTAGTTGGAACAGCAGGAACTGCTAAAGGAGATTTAAAAATTATTAATAGTGGAATTGGTTATACTCCATCTGTTGGATCATTTACTTTTAACAATATATTATTGACAAATATAAGTAGCTCTGGAAGAAATGCTACTGCAAATATCACTATAAATGGTGGAGTTGCTGTTGCAGCCACAATATTAAATGGAGGAACTGGGTATTCGGTAGGCGATTTACTATCCGTCTCTTCTATTGGAATATCTTCAGTAGGAAGAAACTTAAGATTAAGTGTATCACAATTAAACGGAATAAATGAATTGATCATTGGCGATGTTCAAGGAGAATTTACCGTTGGAGCAGGTTATACTGTTCAATATATAAACACTTCTGGAGTGACTACAGCATTAAATGGTGGTTTTGGAGGAAATGTATTAATAACCTCACCAGAGCAAGTTTTGTTTGATGGACTACATATGAAAGTTTTACATAGAAACCATGGTATGCATTCTGATGTAAACCAGGTCACAATTACTGTTGTAAGATCAGATGTTGATCCTACAACACTTGCTATCGATTACTCTGCATCCTCAACTGGAGATATTGTGCTGTCAAATGCATTAAACTTCTCTACTTTTGAAGGAGTGAGTATTGCAAGTACTAATCCAGGTTATATTTCAATTGGAAGTGAGATTATAAAATATACTGGAGTTTCTGGAAATTCTTTAACAGGAATTACTAGAGAAATAAACGGAACTAAAGCATTTTCATATAGTTCTGGAGATTTAGTTTATAAGTATGAGTTAAATGGCGTATCACTTTTGAGAATTAATAAAACACATTCTTTAAGTGATTCCACTGTTTCAGATTCCATAGGTCTGGATTTCTATCATTTAAAAATTGATATGTCATCGGGAACAAATACTACCGATAGACAGAGTGGTGTGGGATTACCTAAGTTGTTCTTCACAAAATCAAATAAATTTGGTGGAAAGGAAGTAAATGCAACTTATAATATTGCATTTGATCTCATAACTCCTAATTTTGGAGTTATATCTCCAAAATATACAACTGTTTCTTCTGCTGTTAGAACTGTTTCTGGACGTAGTATCGATGGAAATGAAGCTCCTTATGAAGATAAGGGATTCCAGTCTATTTCCCTAAGTCAATCAAGTTATTTCGATTCCCCTAGAGTTATAGCTTCTAAGATAAATGAAGATTCTAGATTGACTAGTTTACCAGGAAACAAATCTTTTGCAATGAATATGAATCTTGTTTCTTCAGAACCAAGAGTTTCTCCTTGCATTGATTTGAATAGAACGAGTATTATTTTCACTACAAATAGAGTTAATAATCCTGTTTCCGATTATGTAAACGATTCTAGAATTAATAGTTATTATAATGATCCAAACTCTTTCATTTATATTTCAAACCCAATAGTCTTAAAAAATCCAGCAACTGCAATTAAACTGCTAATTTCTGGATCTATACATGAATCTAATGATATTAGGGCATTATATGCTATTCAAAATAATGAATCTGAAGAACCTATTTTTATCCCATTCCCAGGTTATTCAAATATTAATTCAGTAGGACAAAAAATAGATTCTTCTGCAAGTACTGGATTGCCAGATTCATTTATTCCTAAGAATTCCTCTTACGAATTCCTACCAACTCCAAATTCATTTGTTGAATATGAATTTTCTGATGATAACTTACCAAACTTTAAAATTTTTAGAGTTAAACTAATTTTGACTTCAACAAATCAGTCATATCCACCTATTATTCAAGATCTTAGAGCAATCGCTTTAGCATAAAAATGAACCTAATACCCGTAGAAGGCGAGAGAAATCTCGCTAGAGACTTGAGGACAAACGCTATCATTAATACAAATGAACAAGAGTATAATGCTTACTTGGCAAGAAAAAGTTCGGTTACAAACGAAAAACAAAGAATTGAAAAATTAGAAAACCAAATAAGCGAATTCAAAGATGATTTGAATGAGATAAAAATATTACTTAGGAGATTATCAGATGGATCCTGATTCAATAAAATTAGAAGATTTATCAAAAAACTTTGAATACGCAAAGGTGTGTATAGAGATAGACTCAATTGATAATGTTGAGGAATTGAAAAATATCAGTAAAGCATACATGAAGTTGTATATGAAACAGCAAGAGGTATTATCAGATTTACTATCACATCCAAATCATAAATAATCTTAAGAGGTAATAGATAAATGGCTCAACCATCTACAAGGCAGGAATTAATCGATTACTGTAAAAGAAAATTAGGTGCTCCTGTTCTAGAAATAAATGTTGCCGATGAGCAAATTGAAGATCTAGTAGATGACGCAGTTCAATTTTTCCAAGAAAGACATTTTGATGGAGTTTATCCGACATTTTACAAGTATAAAGTAACTCAGGCTGATATTGATAGAGGAAGGGCTAGAGGTTTAGATGCTGATAGTAACGTTGGAATTGCAACTACAAATGTTTCTACTAATATAGTTGGAACTGCAGTTACATTTTCATACTATGAAAACAGTAATTATTTACAAGTTCCTCCAAATGTGATTGGAGTAAATAAAATTTTTACTTTTGATAGCGCAAATACTATCACCCATAATATGTTTAGTGTGAAGTACCAATTATTTTTAAATGATATTTACTATTGGGGAACAACAGAACTTTTAAGTTATGCAATGGTAAAGACATACTTAGAAGATTTGGATTTTCTTTTGAACACTCAAAAACAAATTAGATTTAATAAGAGACAAGATAGATTATATTTGGATATTGATTGGGGAACAGTTACGGAAAATCACTACTTTATTATTGATTGCTACTCAACATTGGATCCAAACAATTATTCTAGAGTTTGGAATGATTCTTTTTTAAAACCATATTTGACTTCCCTAATTAAAAAACAATGGGGACAGAATATGATGAAATTTACTGGCGTTAAATTACCAGGCGGTGTCGAGTTAAATGGAAGACAAATGTATGATGATGCTCAAAGAGAGATAGACATTTTAATGGAAAAAATGTCCAATACTTATGAGCTCCCACCTTTAGATATGATCGGATAATAAAATGCTAAATCCATTCTTCCAACAAGGTTCAAAGACGGAACAGGGTTTATTACAAGACCTGATCAACGAACAGTTGAGAATGTATGGTGTTGAAATTTATTATCTTCCTAGACAATATGTTACAGAAAAAACAATTATAAAGGAAGTTATAGAATCCAAATTTGTCAATGCATATCCTATTGAAGCATATGTTGATACATATGATGGATATAATGGACTAGGAACCTTGATGTCAAAATTTGGTATTCAAGAAATGGATGATCTGATTTTAACCATATCAAGAGAAAGATTTGAGAATTATATAACACCCCTCACTCAAAATATTCCAGATATCAAACTTTCATCAAGACCAAAGGAAGGAGATTTAGTTTATTTTCCTTTAGGCGACAGATTATTTGAAATTAAGTATGTTGAGCATGAAAAACCATTTTATCAACTTCAAAAAAATTATGTTTACCAACTAACATGCGAACTATTCAGATATGAGGATGAAATTATTGATACAGATATAGATGAAATTGATGATAATGTTATTGATCAAGGTTATATTCAAAAATTGACATTGGTTGGATCTGCAACAACCGCAACTGCCATAGCAGGTGTAGTTAATGGTGGTGTTAGAAAAATAACATTAACGAATAGGGGAAATGGATATAAGTCAACACCCAAGGTTGCAATTTCATCGGCTCCAGTTGGTGGATTAACAGCAATTGGAATTGCAACTATGATTTCGGGAATTATAGATTGTAACGGAGTTACCTCAGATAAAATACAAGGTGTTGAATTAATAAATTCGGGTTATGGATACACTGTTGCTCCTGGAATTGCATTTATAGGTGGAGGGGGAGTTGGAGCTGCAGCAACAACAGAAATTGGAAATGGAGTATTAGGAATAATAACTATAACTAATTCCGGTTCTGGATATACATCCCCACCTATCGTTACTATCAGTTCTCCCGGAATTGGAACAACAGCAACTGCATTTGCTGTCGTAAGTGCTGCTGGAACAGTGACATCAATTAGGGTTGTTGATGCTGGAGTTGGATATACAGTTGCACCAACTATTACAATTGGTTCACCAAGTATTGGTAGCACTGGAACATATACCTTCAATGAAATTGTCACTGGATCCATCAGTGGAACTACGGCAAAAGTAAAAACATGGAATTCAGTGACAAATGTTTTAGAAGTATCCGTAATTTCTGGATCATTTGTTGTTGGAGAAAATATTGTTGGATCAACTAATAATGCAAATAGAACTCTTAGAATCATTAACACAGACAACAATAATGATGCATATGCACAAAATGAGGTTATAGAGGAAGAGGCAGATCAGATTATTGATTTTTCAGAAATAAATCCTTTTGGTATGCCATAACATAAATAACACTAAGGTTTTGTTAAGTACTTTACAAAAAATTTAAAATGTTTGAGTATTTCTATCATGAAATATTAAGAAGGACTGTTATTTCTTTTGGTTCTTTATTCAATAATATTTCAATTAAACACACAAATAATTCTAATGATGTCGTTAGTGTTATTAAGGTTCCTCTTGCATATGGACCAACACAAAAGTTTTTAGCAAGACTTGAACAATCTCCAGATTTGAATAAACCCGTTCAAATGACATTACCTAGAATGTCATTTGAATTTATCGGATTAAATTATGATTCTCAGAGAAAAGTAACTCAAACTCAAACATTTATAACAGCACCAACTTCAAATAAAACTCAGGAAAAAAAGGCATATATGCCCGTTCCTTATAATATGCAATTTGAACTGAGTATTATGACAAAATTAAACGATGATATGCTTCAAATCGTAGAGCAAATTTTACCATATTTTCAACCATCATATAATATGTCCGTAAATCTTGTTGAGGAAATTGGAGAAAAAAGAGACATTCCAATTGTTCTCGACAGTATTACAATGAATGATGATTATGAAGGAGATTTTAGTACAAGAAGGGCATTGATTTATACATTAAGATTTACTGCAAAAACTTACTTATTCGGTCCTGTACTTACTGCTTCTTCAGATATTATTAAGAAGGTTTCTGTGGGATTTATTGCAGCATCCTCTTCTGGCGCAGATTCAAAAGCAGGATCAAGAGATCTCACATATTCTGCAGAACCAAGAGCGGTCAAAAACTATACAGGAACTGTTACCACAAGTTTAGTCAACGATATTGGTTTATCAGAAACCGAAATAACAGTTGCTAATGCATCTTCAATTCCAGAAAACACATACATTGTCATTGGCAATGAAGAAATGTATGTAGATTCAAAATCTGGAAATGTTCTAACAGTGATAAGGGGTTCTGATCAAACTGCAATATCCAATCATGTTGCTGGATCAGACATTAAGAGGATAACAAGCGAAGATAACTTATTAATAGAAGTTGGAGATGATTTTGGATTTGATGGTAGTTTCTCATGAAAATGACAAAAAAATTCGATGAATTAAATGAGACATTTAATGTTTCTAGCGAAATAGTTGAGACCAAAGTAGATGATATTGAAAAAATAGAAAAAGTTTCATCATCAATTGAAGATGTTAAAAGGGATTATGAATATACAAGAGGAAACTTGTACTCATTAATTGAAAAGGGTCAAGAAGCAATCAATGGAATTCTTGAGTTAGCTCAAGAAAGTGAAATGCCTAGAGCATATGAAGTTGCTGGTCAACTTATTAAAAATGTTGCTGATGCTACAGATAAACTTATGGATCTTCAAAAAAAGTTGAAAGATCTTGATGAAGACAAGAGTATAAAGGGACCAACAAATGTTACCAATGCTCTTTTTGTTGGATCTACTGCAGAATTAGCAAAACTTCTAAAAAAACAATCAACAGATGAAAACGTTTAAAAAGTTTCAAGAAGAGTGGAGTAATAAATATAAAAAGAGTATTGATTGCTCAAATCCAAAAGGATTTTCTCAACGCGCTCATTGTGACGCAAGAAGAAAAAGAGCAAAAGGCGAAGAAACTAAATCAAAACCAGTTGAATGAAAACACCTAAGTTCTCTCACAAAACACCACACCTAAAAGGAAAACAACATCAGTTGGATCCTAATTTGGACCTGAAGCAACTTGTCCATCATTC